GTATATCTTTGCGATTGAACGTCCCAAGAGGTTCCAATACGATGAGTTCTTGCCTGAACGATTACATTATGAACGAATCCGGAGCAAGAAAAAGTAATTTGAGGATGCTCTAATGGTCCCCAGTGCCCTCTATCATTCGCAAGTAGTTGTTCTACAATCCATTCACCACATTTTTTATAATGAGGAACCTCTACCTTATGAATAGGAACTTCAGCATAATCACCCTTACCCGCTTGCCAAACAACTTGTTCTGGCAATTCATAAGACTGAAGTTTAACTACTTCAAGATGTTTATCAAGTTCTAATAGATCCTGTGCTTTAATTGGTTTCATTAATCTTCTTCCTCGTAAAATTCAATATCATCATCAACCAAATATGGTGAAACCTCCTCATAACTTATAGATGGAGAATCTTTTAGTTCTTCTTTTAAAGATCGAACAAGTAATTCCATATTATGAACAATCAGTTTTACTTTTTCTTGATTCATATTATTACAATACTTACACCTATTTTACACAAAAAAAATAAAAAAGTCAATCTCCTTTATCTTTGAATATAGTTTAACTTATACTCATTTGGATTAAGTTGAGCAATTATTATATCACAACCAATTTTTGGATTTGCTGATCCACAGGTATAACAATCTATTGCTGCTTTAGTTTCTTCCGGCCACGTATGAATTGAAATATGAGATTCAGATAATAAACAAATTGCAGTAATACCTTGAGGTTCAAACTTATGTGAAACTGTCTTGAGTACTGATGCACCTGAGGCAATCGCGGCGTTTTCTATTAGATCTAATAAAAAATTCTCATCATTCAAAAGAACTGACGAGCAACCATAAAGATTTAGTAAAAAATGCTTACCCATTACAAGGGATTCTCCTCTGCTTCTCTGATTAATGAACTTATAATTTGCTCCGTACCGTCCATTGTTTTAATTGCATACAAAGATGACTTTTGATACTTCTTAATATTTTTATATTGTTTTAGAATGATATCGATATTATCTAAATCAATAGTAATATTAGCATCTTTACCAATCCTATTTTCCTTTCCTTGCCCACCAAATCCTGCACTCATCTTCTTTTCTTCCTTTCAGGTTCTTTATATCCCCAAATTCTAGGATTTACTCTTCCATATCCAAAATCAATCTTTTGGACTACTCCTGGACCATAATTATCATAATACATATCAAAGAGGTGTACTTTTTTAGAGCATCTCACTAGATCCATGTATTGAATATCGTTGATAATATACCAAATTAAATAAGCATCATTCGGAAACGAAGGATCCTTTACTTTTTCAAGTGTAGTTTTTTCTAATAAAACTTCACAACCATATTCACGAGGCAGAATTTGATTTTCTTTTTTTGTCGATTCTGCCATTTTTCTGTTTCCATCTATAACTACATTCATGAGCGATTACCCCATTGAATATCGGGATATGCTTTCTTCACATTATCAAAACTTATCTTATATTTATTAATAAGTTTCTTATCTTTTACCAAGCATAAAAGTTCTGCTTCTTTTGGGTGCAGACCTTGTAAAATGTTAATGAACATTGTTTCTCTTCGAAGAGAACTTAACCCATCATTACCACCTTTTACAAAATTGTAAAACATATGATACTCTTTTCGGATCGAAGATCTTCCTTGATCCATAGATCCCAAAGAATTTGAACCCAATTCACTCATTTTGGATACCGCATCTTCAACTTTAGAACTCAATGTTCCACTATAAGAAGTTTGTTCTCCAGTGCTTGCATATGGAACCTCTCCTTCTGGAAGGAGAGAAATTACTGATTCGTCAAAATTCCAAATTAAAATTGTTTTAAGTGAAGCATCATCATATGTTTTTAAAACTTCTACTTTTCTTTCATTACTTCTTTGTTTTGAGGCAAGTTCTAGAATTTCAAATATGAAAGGATTATTTGGAAGCTTTTCAATTGGTTTTTCAGTTGCCATTTTTCTTGTTTTTGTTTCAGTCATAAATTCAATTTAATACTATAAAGTTAATATATTTAGTAATATTCTTTAATCTTCATCTTCATCAGAGTCATCATCAAAAAATCCCTCTTCAAATCTAACAGCAACAACTTCGTCTGGTATGATTTGTCCGTTTTCATCAAAGAACTCTGGATGTAAGTATGGAGGTCTTGTTTCTAATAAGTGTCGGTAAGTTAACCAACCAATTATACTACCAACCATAAAAAAGAGCAAAGTGAACATTACAGTGAATGTTATTACGTATGCGGGTTCCATTTGTTTCCTCCGGAGAGTTTATTTTTTTCTAATATCAAAGTTAAATTCTATAAAAAAATGAAACTCTCTACCAAAAAGAGAAATCATTTTACCAAACTTCACTTGGAAAGTCTTTGGTTTTAATTCTCTTTTCCTCCTATTTCTGAGTAATAACTCAACTCCACGATTAATTTGGAGATCTGGTTTATTTAGTTTGCTTTTTTCTTCTTCCGCCTCGTTTATCATACTTATATTTTTCAGCGTCCTTTAAAATACCATACAAATAATTTCGTATTTTTCTTGCTTCTGGTTTTGGAATATGTCCATATGCCTCACGTAGTTGTTTATGTTGATTATCAGAACCTCCCTCAAGATATGTATCAAGATCAGATACTACCTCGTTAATATTAACCACAGTAACACTGCTAATAAATTCATCTACTTCTTTTTTCAATGCACCTTTAATTTCTAAATAATCATAAAACTTTAATACAAATTTCCCTTTAAAAGAAAGGTCAATTGCTTTCTCCACATCATAGTAAACTTCATTAAAGGTTTTTTCCATTTTAAATTATATTATGCTCCTTAAGGTACTTAACTGTATCTGTACAACCACCAAGATGTTCCATATCATTCATAATTACTTGAGGGAATGTAGAACCTTCTCCAAACTCTGCATAGAAATCATCACGATTAAAATTTTCTCCAAGTGTATAAACAACATGCTCAAGATTTGATAACTCTAGCACTTGTTTTACTTTGGTGCAATAGGGACATCCATTCTTTGAGTAAACTGTAAATTTCATAATAGTACTATTAAAGGTATAAGAATTGTTAAAATTGAGATGATAATACCCACTGATACTTCTAACAGTGGGCGAATACTGTACGGGTGCATTAAATTACATTTTTTCTTGGGCGATATACTTGATATTCATTATCATTTATTTGTTTTTGCCATTCAATAATAGCACCTAATCTCCCAGTTGTAAAGAAAGTTTGATTCAAATACCAATCAGACCACATCTGATGACCTTTTGAATGATTACAAGAATGACAGGCACATAATACATTCGTAACTCTATCACTTCCTCCTTTAGATCTTGGCGTAATGTGATCTAATGTAAGATTTTCTTCGGATCCACAATAGGCACATTCATAATTCCATTTTTCTTTAATTGATTTCCTCCATTTTCGTCTTGCTTCTGAACCTGTAACTGCTTCAAGATTGTATAAAAGTTCGTCTGAAGTGGAGTAAAGTGGCATTCGTAAGTTTCATACCACAAATATTTAGAGTTTCTTTGAGAGTGATAAAAATATAACTTACTTGTTCTTGTAGTGTGGTATTATACTTCATTCTTCTTTATTTCTTCCAAAATTATAACCCCAGTAAATGATATAGAGGTCTATAAGAACATTAAACCAGTTGATGTTTTGTATCATTTTAATTGTGCGAGTATTTGTTGATATGCTTCCATAATGTTTCCGGTATTTTTGCGATACAAATCCTTATCCATACTTTCGGTGGTTCCTTTTCTCCAAAGTCTACATCCATCAGGACTAATTTCATCCGCAAGAATTATTTCTCCTTTTGAGGTCAATCCAAACTCTAACTTAAAATCAACCAAATCAATTTCAATACTATCAAATATTTGTTTTAACATAGTATTTATTTCGTGTGCCATACCCTTGAATAATCTTATATTATCCATATCATATCCCATCATATTCATACGGTCTAATGTAAGAAGAGGGTCATTCTTACTATCATCTTTCAAATAAAACTCAATCAATTCTGGATAAAATCTGGTTCCTTCTTGAATGGTTGTTTCTCTTATGATAGAACCAGTCGCAATATTTCTAACAACAACTTCAAGAGGAATAATATCTACCTTTCTACATC